TATATCACTTACCGAGCATCGAAGTATGCCTGGGAGTGGACTTTCGGTGAAACCAAACCAGCACCCCCACGCCCCACACCTCCACTTCCAAAGGAAGAGGTGGAAAATTGCGAAGTGGTTGAATTGCCAGACGATCCTCTTGAAACACAGGGAAACGTGTTTGGTACAACTGAAGCACAAATGAGAAAAGAGGAAGCACAAAATGTGTGGTACAATCCCACTATTGAGCTGAATCGATTCGATGTGCCTCTAGCAGCGCAGAGTTTGACAGGAGCGACTCCGGAAACAATCCGTGATCGCTTGGCTGACAATTGCGTCCGCTTGAGTGTGCGTGCTCTTGATGTGAGCCGCACTGTTCGCGTTTGTGGAGTCTTTGTGAAGGGACATTGGTTGATGTTTAATCATCATGCCTGTTCCAAGGGAACGAAGTTTGAGATTGAAATCCAGAACATGACAAATTCTCAGGGTTTGACCTCGAATACTCGTGTGCGCGTAGATATCTCCGATCTGCACGTGCTCCCTGGTAGAGACATTGTGCTCGTAAATGTGCGCGATGTTCCACCACGCAAAGACATCACTGGTTTGTGGGCCACTACGGCAATTCCAGTGTCCAAGATTGTATCTGTGAGGCGCGATCGTGATGGTTGCGTCTCTTACAGTTGTGTGCACGCTGTTACGTACGATGATGCTTTCCCAGTGGAAGCGCTTCAGCACGATTTGGCGTTGTATCTCGGCAAGAGTGACACGGAAACGAGTATTGGGGACTGTGGTTCACTTGCAGTTGCAATCACTCCGAAAGGACCAGTGATTGTTGGCGTGCACACACTTGGGTATCAACATACAGCAGGTTTCACGTACATCCCGAAGAGTGAAATTGATCGCGTTCTAGAGGAAGAACTCGTGGTAACCTGTGGACATCCACCAAAACTCGATCTCCAAGGTTCAATCCGATTGACAGAACCGCACCATCGGAGCCTAATGCGATACATTGCAGAAGGCACTTTGAATGTGTACGGATCCATGCCGGGTTTCAGACCAAAACCGAAGAGTCGTGTATGTGCAACACCATTGCAGAGTGAAATGTTGGAACACTTGCAAACCACAGTGCAGCACTGTGCTCCCGAAATGAATGGATTCGCTCCTTGGCGGAACAATGTTGTGGAGATGGTTCGCCCTAACCACGATATTGACCCCAGTATTCTCAGATCCTGTGTGAATGCTTTCACAACGAGTATCGTGGCTGAGTTGTCCAATGCCCATGGCGACGAATGGAAGAAAGAGGTTTTGTTCCTCTCCAAACGTGCAGCGGTGAATGGTTTGCCAGGAGTGAAGTTTATCGATCGGATCAACGTGAACACATCGATGGGTGC